AGATGGCAACTGTAACTGGTATTCTGGCGTACGTTAAACTGCAACAACCTGACTTCAAATACGGCTCTACTACTGAGAAAGAGTTTGCTGTAAACTTGATTGTAGATAAGCCTACAGCTAAAGCTTGGAACAAGGAGTTTCCTAAGCAGAAAGCAAAAGAAGTTGATCGTGCAGACTTTGAAAAGTCTTACAAGATTGCTCCTCCGACAGACGATGATGAGTTCTTTGTCTTGAGCATTCGTAAACCTGCACAGTATAAAGACGGTAATCCAATTCCCGATGCAATGCGTCCACGGGCCTTTATCAAAGGTGACAATGGTAAGCTTCAAGACATCACTAAAGATGTTCTGATTGCAAACGGTTCTGTTGGTACTGTGAGCTACGATGTAAAAGATAATGACTTCGGTCACTTCTCTAGTCTCAAAGCTGTTCGTGTTGATCAGTTGATTGAGTATAAGAAGAAAGGTGGTGCTTCTAATGACTTCTCTGAGTTGGGTGACGTAGAGAGTTTGGCAACTGACTTTGACGATGTTCCTGAGCGTGTTCAGAGTGAGGCTCAGAAGGCTGTTGTGAAAAAGGTTGAAGAACCTGAAGAGGATTTTGACAGCGAACAATTGCCGTTCTGATCTAAACACTTAGGAATTTAAGGACAAGGATTGTCCACTTATTTAAGGAGGGATTTATGAGTACAGCTCCACAGCCTGCGAAGGTGGTAGATCTTACACAAGAACTAAATATGATTGTAAATATCGAGAAAACTAAAGCTCTGAAGACGTTGGCTAAGTTTGATATTGAGTGGTCGGAGAATCGTCAACTGGTAAAACATTATCCACTAGACGATATGTGCAATATTAATGATCCAGAAGGATTGACAAAGAAGCTAGAGAACCTGTCTCACGCCTTTTGGCTGACATTCAATCACTACGTTGAACAAGCAATTGGCCCACAAGTTCCTGTGCTGGAGACGGGTGTTCTGAGTCCTTGTGAATGGGGTGAACGTCCAGAAAAACCTAAGAAGATTGGTAAGATTTATACTTGTCAACCAAATCGGTTTATGACTGTAAACAAACCAACTGAAGTTGTTCAACCATACTTGTATTCTTATGATAATCTTAAAGAAGATCATAAAGAGTTGATGGGTGAAATTAACTTTGGTATTGAAATCTATTAATTAGGAGAAACACTATGACTGAAACAACTTTGAACACAGAGGCACAAACACTTAAGAACCTGTACGCAGCACTTGATAAAGCTATTGCAGAAGAACAGGCTGATATGATTAACGTACTGAGTTCTGCAATTCAACGACTGACACGATAAGGAGAAACACATGAAAGAGAAACAGGCACTTTTTGATCGTACTTACCAACTGGAACAAGAAATCCTCACTCTTCAAGAGGATCTTAAAGAGTTGAAATCAGAGTTCACCTACGAAAAAGAATACAACACTGACGGATTCCCTAAAGCTGATGTTGCAGATATTATGAAAGCAGCAAAAGCCAAAGTGAAACAAGATGACTTGAAAGCTAAAGCAGAAGAATTTAGTAAGCTGCAAGAGATTCAGGATCTGTATTCGAAGTAAATTGTTGGATAATATTGAGGGCCGTTAAGCCCTCTTTGTTTAAGAGGAGAATTATTATGGGCGTGGATGTTGATTCAGTAATCTTTGTAGGTAAACACACAAAAGATCCTAGTGAATACTTTACAGAAGAACAACTAGATGGTTTTGATGGTGATTGGCAAGAACATGGTATGGATAGTGAGTTGGAAGTTCATCCAGTAAGCGGTTATTCTGATCGTGGTTGGTATGTAGGTTTCCAAGTTGGTGTGAAAGATCCAGAAGCAACAATTAGGCAAATTCGTTCAGCAATTGATGATTTTAAAACAATTACTGGTGAAGATGCAGAATTTCATAATTGGGCTTATTACTGGTAGGGGGTATCGTGACAAAACTAACATCAATCATTGACCTAGATTACGTAAAATATGCCTCTGCATCTGTTGGTGAGAAACGTTCTATTATTGTCACACACAAATCGTCTGGACGTGAGAAAGAGTTCAACACACGAACTGAATTCTACGGACGAGATAAAGCTAGGTCTGGTGGATGGCTTGGTGAACTAAATGCTAAACGTGAAAGTCCCTTTACTGTAGATGAGTTTGATATTGTTGACCGTCAAGTTGCTGAACCAATTGACCACGTATTGCAGATTGCAAAGACTCAAGTTGAAGGTGATCTAAAAAGACTTGGTACGAATAAATACAAAGCTTTCTTGGGTAAAGGCGATAGTTTCCGAGTAGAACTGTCTACACTGAAGAAGTATAAAGATAATCGAAAAGATATGCTTCGCCCCTTGCACATGGATGCAGTTACAGAGTATCTTGAACGTAAGTTTAAAGCTGAGATTGTCACAGGGATTGAAGCTGATGATCGTTGTGTAATTGAAGCTTACAATAATCCCAATGCTGTTATTCAGGGTTTGGATAAAGACTACTATGGACAACCAGTAAAGTTCTTCAACGTCAACCGACCAGATGAAGGCATTCAAGACTGCAATCAGTTTGGTAGCTTGTGGTTAGATGATAAAGGAGATGTTCGTGGTATTGGACGTATGCACCTTTATTGGCAAGTAGCTTCAAATGATACATCAGACAACTATGCTGCAAACTGTTTCTCAGACATTAAGTGGGCGGGGAAATCAGCCTATAAAAGCTTAGTAGAGGCTAAGACTGACACTGAGGCATGGGAGAAGCTTAAAGGGATTTTCCAGTACCTTTATCCCGAAGAAAAGGCTGTTTTAGGCTGGAGAAATGACCCTATCAACATCACTTGGGACTATGTATTGAATGAGATGTTCATGATGGCTAGGATGCTTAAGGTTGATGGTGAGAATATTAATGCTTATGATGTTATGGATAAATTGGGTGTAAGTTATGCTTAAGGAGCCTTGGAAACAGTCTCCAGACGTATGGCCTACAAAGTCTAGCTTCTTCACATGGCTGAGAGGGGCACTTAGAAAGTCTATCTGGCAGTTCTACCCACCAAAGATGCAATTCAAGAATGAAGGTTGTTCAAAACCACCGGAGGATTATAAAGGTCGTGCGAAGTCTGGTGCTTACTGTGAACTGACAGGAGAGTGGACAGGGAAGTCGCTTTTGGAGGTGGACCACAAGATTGGCAATGTAAAGTTCACTGATTGGGAAGATGTACTCCCTTTTATTCTTCACTTGTGCTGTGATAAAAATGAAATGGCCTTGGTAAATAAGGAAGCGCACAAAATCAAGAGCTATGCTGAACGTATGGGAATCAGTTTCGAAGACGCTGTTATCCAGAAAGAGATTATTTCTATCTGCAAAGCAAAGAAAGATATTGCTTGGCTTAAAGAACGTGGTATAGTGCCAGCAAGCAATGCTCAAAAAAGACGTAAGCAAATTGAGGAGGAGATGAAGAATGAGCACAACTGAATATCTAGATAAGCTTACTATTGGTCAGCTTAGGTTTGCACGAGATGAGGCTGATAAACGTATTAAGAAAGCTGAAGCTCAGCCTAAGAAAATTGTTTGGGTCGTCACTAACGGGATGTGTAATGTAAGTTGGCACCGAGAAGAAGATTATCAAAAAGCAATTGAATCGTATATCAATGTAATGCAGCGTGATGAAGTTGTGGAAACATTTACAGACATGATTGAAGATCGTTCCAGTGTATACGACTTTAAGCAGTGGCTGCCTGAAATTACTGCTTACTATCAAAATGAAACTGAGTATGAGGGGTGGTTCAAATGACTAAATTCACAAAAGAAAAGTTGTACACAGAACTTAGTATTCAAATTGCAACACTTGAGGCGAAGGTTGATAAAATTCTTCAGTTACTAATGGAGCCTGAAGTTGAGTATCAGACTAAACCTGTAATGGTTAATCTTAAAGGCCAAGTTGAACACTTTAACAATACACCTCCACAATGGCCTAATGAATCTCACACAGATTATCTGAAACGAATTGGTCAGTACAATGAAGCTCAAAGTGAAGATGAGTATTATGGAGAAGTTTATAAATGAAGACGTACACCTTGAGCCTTCAAATCAATGAAGGTAATGATGAATTCTGGGAAGGTTTGGAAGGTAAATCAGGTTGTGATGAAGTTCTGCAACTACTAAATAGTATGCTTAATGAATATGGATTTTACCCTGATAATTCTGAATTGAAACTTACTAAGTTTGAGGATGTTTAAATGATTAAAGATTATTGGACAGCAATCTTCTGGTGTGAGTTTATCCAGTTTAGTGTTTATTTCAATGTGTGGTGCTCACAATTGGGGATTTAGATATGGCTATTGCAATTTATCTTAAAACTGAGAGTAATGATCCATACTTGTTCTGCTACGATGTTACTGAACAACAAGACATCAAATACATTGTCAATGCCATAGCTAATATTATGGGCGATGAAATGGCATATGTCTTTGATTGGGAAGTTGCAGATTCAACAGGTAAAGGTACATCAGAGATTGAACAATATTTGAAACAAGCTATTAAAGAAGCTGAAAACTTTGAGGATTAGGTATGTCAGTTATAGAGATGTTTCCTAAGAAACCAGATACAGATAAATCAGTAGAGCACACTATCTCTAAGTTGGACTTCTGGATTGGTAGGAATGAGATTATAAGCAGAGATTTCAATACTTTCAGTGTTTATCAAAAACAAGAGACGCTGGACACTGTGCTTGACATCAATAACAAGCTTTATCAGCTTATTTTAGAATTGAAGGGAGAGATTTAATTGAGTGAAGTAGAATGGAAACAACAGGCGATTATACTAGCAAAGAACGGCCTTTCGTGGCGCAAGGTTGCAAACCAACTTAATGTTCCTAAGAGTTCAGTGTCTGATTTCCTGCGTAAAGTATTTAATAGCGTCAGCGATAAGCCTGAACAACTTGGCCCAAAGATTCTATTTATCGACATTGAAACGAAGCCCATCCTTGCACATGTATGGCGACTATTTGACCAGAACGTTGGATTGAACCAAATCCAAGAAGATTGGTCAATCCTGTCTTATTGTGCTAAATGGAAAGGTTCTGATGAAGTTATTTATGAAGACCTTCAAGGTTCTGCTGATTTCGAAGATGATAGTAGTCTTCTAGGTAATCTCTGGAAGTTAATGAATGAAGCTGATATTATTGTTGGTCAAAACAGTAAGCGATTTGATGTGAAGAAAATCAATGCCCGTCTTGTGCTGAATGGCTATCCTAAGCCAAGTACATTCCGACAGATTGATACACTGAACATTGCAAAGGCTCAGTTCGGGTTCACTAGTAATAAGTTACAGTATATGACTGACAAACTGTGCACACGTTATAAGAAACTTGAGCATGGTAAGTTTGCTGGCCATCTGCTTTGGGCTGAGTGTATGAAGAACAATCCAGATGCTTGGGCCGAAATGAAGCTTTATAATGTCAATGATGTTCTGTCTCTAGAAGAACTCTACGATATCCTCAGTAGTTGGGATAATACACTTCCCAACTTTGATGTTTATGTAGATGAAATTCTAGATATGTCTGTGTGGGAAGAAGATGGTTTCCATTATTCGAACGTTGGGAAATACAAACGATATAGGAATAAAGTTACTGGTGTTCAACGTCGCAGCCGAGTAAATCTATTACCTAAAGAGAAACGAGATTCTTTGCTGTCTAATATTGCAGGATAAATAAGTGGAAATAAACGAGCTTTACGTCTATGATGAAACCAGCCCTACTTGTCTTAGGTGGGCTGTAGACATCTACTCAGGACGCTGGAAGAATCTTAAGAACGTAGGGATTGGTGATGTTGCTGGCGGGCTAGGAAATAGCGGTTATTATCAAGTTCGTAAAGAACGGAAACTACAATTAGTGCACAGAGTTATTTGGGAAATGCATTATGGACCAATTGAACAGGGGAAGTTCATTGATCATATTGACGGAGACAGAACAAACAATAAGTTGGATAATTTGAGGCTTGTTTCTAGGTCTGGAAACGCTCGTAACTGCACACCAAGGCATGACAACACTTCAGGGGTTGTTGGCGTTTCCTTCTTTACTAACATCAATAGAAATGGCAGTTTGTCATATATTTGGAGGTGTAAGTGGACAGATTTGGGCGGTAAAGAAAGAAGCAAGGCTTTTAGTATTAATAAGTATGGTAATGCAGAAGCTTTTAAATTAGCTTGTGAACACCGTGAAAAGATGATACAAGAGCTTAATGAACTTGGTGCAGGATACACAGAGAGGCACGGTAAATGATCGATTACAAGCTCTACAAGACAATAGAAATATTAGAATTAACTGTTGACAACCTTAGCCGTGAAGTGCATAATCTTAAACAACAGCAAGCGGATATGCTTGAGCAGATTAAACGATTGAAGGGAGAGAAAGATGACTTTAAGTAATAAGTTAGAAGTCGGAGATTACTTTATCATTCGTAATCTTCCGGAGTTTGCTGAAAGTGTCACAGCCTTTAAAATATATAAAGTTGAAGGATTTGATGAGTATGGATCTTCATGGTTCTTTGATGATGTAGGAGAACAGAACTTCGCATCAAGCTATCCAGAAGAGTATGATATTCAAAAGCTGTTCTTTGCAGATGTCGGTATTAGTCAACAGACAATTGCACGTCCTGTGCTAGAAGAACGTAAGATTGGCAAGGTAAAGATGCAACTCTTTGATGAGGGTTTTCCTAATGCTATCCTAGAGATTGCAAAGGTGATGGGTTGGGCTGAAGAGAATAAAGGTTATAAGCCTAATGACTTCAAGAACCTCCCTAATGCTGAGGCTGAGTTCTCTGCTGCTGCTAGTCGTCATCGAGTGAAGGGGTTTATTCAGAAAGCTGAAGGTATTCCAGCCATTGAGCGAACTGATGAGGAAAGCAATATTGTTCATCTAGCACATGCCGCGTTTAACGTACTTGCTGAACTTGAACTTGTATTGACAGGGAAGATTAAATGAGGCTGCTTGGTATTGATGTTGATGGCGTAGTTGTAGACACGCTTACCCTTTACAAACAAGCATCTCCTCACTTGGAAGATCCACTAGACTTCTGGCGAGATGAAAACCTCTACGACAACCTTATCCCAATGGAAGGTGCTGTAGAGAAACTTGAGCAGCTTAGTAAATACTTTGGTATAGTGTTTGTAAGCCGATTGAAAGGTAATCATCACAGATCGAAAGTGTATTTTCTCAAGAAGCACTTTCCGTTTATGACTGGTTTTGTTGGAAGTCACGAGAAGTGGATTCTGAATGATTCTCTTGTTGCAATGGTAGATGATTTAGAGGATAATCTTACCAAGTTTGATGCTCACAAGAGGATTCATTTTGGACGGGGTGAGTATAAAGATTGGAAGACATTTGATGTTGAATACTTTTGTGAACAATATTTGTAACTAAGGAGAAAGAAATGAGCGTAATCAATATTAGTAAACAACGAGTTGAAGAACTTGTAAGCTTTGTTGAGTTTGAGAAAGAAATGTTCATGGATCTTCACGCAGATATGGACGAAGAAGATTTTGATGCAACTCTTGAGAACTTTAATGATACAATTGAAGTTATGAAATCAGTATTTGAAGCTTTGAATTAAGGAGAATTTGTGAAAGATTTGCAAGGCTACTATAATCAAATCATTGATTGGAACAAGAAAGCCGGTATTAAAGATCATGAATTCAGCACACTTGATTGGGAGCGAGCAGTAGAGCTGCAAAGTAAGCTCTTGGTAGAAGAGGCCACTGAAACTGTTGATGCAATGGCTGTAGGAAATATGAAGGAGCTTCTGGATGGAGCAGTTGACACATTCGTGATTCTTTGTAAGTTGTTTGACATGCTTGAGAAAGCTGGTTTTGATGTTGAAGGTGGTATTCAACAAATCATTGACAACAATCAGAATAAGATTTTCAACTCTTTCTATGAAGCTTGTGAAGCTAAAGAGAAACTTGAAGAACGTGACGATGTAGAATACTATATTGAAACTTCTGTTTTGAATAATATCTCTTTCTACACTGTACGTCGTCCAGATGGAAAGATTGCTAAACCTGTAGGATTTGTTGCTGTAGAACTGGATAGTTTTATCCCAAAGGAAGTACGATGATTCACGCATATGTCCCAACACAAAGACCAAAGCTTATCTGGCAAGACATAATTAAATCAAAAGAAGACTATACAAACTTAGCTAAATCAGGCATGATGTACGTCTACTTTCCAGAGATTAGTTGGAAAGAAGTTGAAGAGTATTTGAATAAGGAGAACAGTAATGCTGACGTATAAAATCACTCAAGTAGATGATGGTGGTGAAGGCTATTATGAAGCCAGCTATCGAGGAAGCACCATTACGGCAGACACTTTGGAAGATGTTTATTATGAAATTCTGACAATGAATTTTGGTGTTCAGTTTACTTATGAGTTTCGGGAGGAAGAAGGTGTTTGATTTTATTCGTTGTAAAGTTATTGGGGTAACACAACCTGTAGTAGACTTCATTCCAGACAGTGAGGGTATTATCAGTTACGCAGCAAGAGTTTCAGCACCTCAGAATCAAAGTAACTTCGATACAGCAGCAAAACTCCTCAAATATTGTGTAGATCACCAACATTATTCAGTATTTGAAACATGTAACATTACTATGGAGATTGAAGCACCACGAGACATTGCAAGGCAGATCCTTCGTCACCGTAGTTTCAGCTTCCAAGAGTTCAGTCAGCGGTATGCAGAAAGTACAGATTTCATTACTCGTGAATGTCGTTTGCAAGACGAAAAGAATCGTCAGAACAGTATTAAATCTGAATTTGAATATTTGAATGCATGGTGGGAGGACGAGCAGACTTATATTCTTGTGGAGATTAAAGACCTTTACGAAAAAGCTCTTAAACAAGGCATTGCTAAAGAAGTAGCTCGTTGTATCTTACCAGAAGGTCTAACAATGAGTAAGATGTACATGAATGGTACAGTGCGTAGTTGGTTGCACTACTGCTCACTACGAGAAGCAAACGGAACACAGCTAGAACATCAAGATGTGGCTATCAAGTGCAAAGAAGAAGTGGTAAAATTCTTCCCGTTCCTGAAAGAAGTAATGGAGAAATAAAATGATTAATAACGAATACACAATTTCTAACTTTATCCAAGAGCTTCAGAATCTTTATATGGTGAGACTTGGTATGTCTATCTCTGAATCTAGTCGGTACATCGTTGACACCATCGAAGATATTGAGATTGCACTAAATAATGATGTCTCGGCATTTGAATACTTTCAAGAAGATTTGGCTAATGGGGTAGAAGTATGAGCGGTATTGGACATGTATTGAGCATTAGTGATTTGCTTCTTATTGATAACTTTAAAGCCGCTTTCGGTAGTGATGATAAAGTGGCCCTTGAAAAGATTCTTTTTGATAACGGCATTGATGTAGAAGAACCGTACACACTTGAGTATTCTAAGCATCGTAATTTGCGTGGCAATATTGTAAGCTGTGAACGATTTGTAGGAATTGAAAGGTCCGATATTAACTGGCTGAAGTCTGGGGCAAGTAGCTGGGAAAATATCGTGGCTAATTGTGACCTAGACCTACGTATTCAGTTGATGAATATGGGCAAGAATTACAGCAATACGGCACACATTGTGTCTGAGCTTGAACGACACGCTAATTAAGGAGATTGGGGTTTGAAAGAAGTTGACGAAGATACACTAAAAGAATATCTGGGGATTTACATTGATTATGCACGAGACAACCTGATCCCCGAACAGGGCAAGGCAATGTTGACCCGTAAAGGCTTTTACAAGAAAGATCATGAAAACAGTCCACAAGAGTCTTTTGCTCGTGCTGCTACATGCTACTCTTTCGGAGATTATGAGTTCGCAGAACGTATCTACCACGCGGTAAGTAATAAGTGGTTTACTTTTGCAAGCCCTGTTCTTAGCAATGCCGTGGATATTGAATGGCCTACATTTGGTAAAGATCAATTTGATGAAGCTTCTGATTGGTTGGCAGAGAATGTAGATCCTGATGGAATGCCTATTTCTTGCTTCTTGTCTAAGATTCCAGACACTAAGAAAGGGTTGGTAGAGGCTCGTAGTGAAGCTGAGTGGCTTTCTATGATGGGTGGTGGTGTTGGTATTTGGGCATCTAATCGCTCTCCAGATGAAAAATCTACTGGCGTAATGGCCCACTTGGCTGGATATGATGCTGATACACTAGCATATAAACAAACAGCTTCACGTCGCGGTTCAATGGCAGCTTACTTGGACATCGACCATCCAGAAGTTAAGCCATTTATTGAAATGCGTAATCCTGTTGGTGGTGATCAGAATCACAAATGTTTTAACTTGAACAATGCCTTGAATATCCCAGACTCTTTCATGATGTCTATGATTAAAGGTGAAGACTATGAGTTGGTAGATCCAAAACACGGCCCAACAGGACGTATGTTGCCAGCTCGTGAAGTGTGGGAAGAGTTGTTGAGCTTGCGCTATGATACTGGCGAACCCTACATGTTGTTCAAGGATACTGTAAATCGCAATATTCGGCCTTGGATTAAGCGGCCTTTGTACCATGTAAGTCAGAGTAACTTGTGCTCTGAAATTACACTGATGACATCGGATAAACGTACTGCTGTATGTTGCTTGAGCAGTTTGAATCTTGAGATGTACGATGAATGGAAAGACAAGGGGTTGGTTGCAGATTTGGTTCGTCTGTTGGATAACGTACTTGAATACTTTATTCGCTTGGCGCCACCAGAGCTGAAACGTGCTGTCTACTCTGCATCTAAAGAAAGGGCAATCGGAATTGGGAGCCTCGGCTGGCATTCTTACTTGCAAAGTAAGATGATTCCTTTTGAATCGGGTGGTTTTAATAGTGCAGCACAACATGTATCAATGATTCATTCTAATATTGAACGCCAAGGTATTGCAGAGAGTTTGCAACTTGGTACGGAACGAGGTGAATCTCCAGATACTCGTGGTAGTGGTATGCGTAATAGTCATTTGTTTGCTATTGCCCCTAATGCAAGTTCAAGTAGTCTCATTGATGTAAGTCCAAGTATTGAACCTTGGAGTGGATGCGCTTTCAACGCACAGGGACGGGCTGGTAACTTCCTTATCAAGAATAAATACCTTGAGAAGTTGCTTGAAGAAAAAGGATTTAATACTCCTGAAATCTGGAAGTCTATTGTTGAAACAGAGGGTAGTGTACAACATCTGGATTGCTTGACTTCTGAAGAGAAGTTGGTATTCAAAACTGCTTACGAGATTGACCCAATGTGGATTGTCGAGTTGGCAGCTATTCGTCAGAAGTTTGTATGCCAAAGCCAAAGCTTGAACCTCTTTGTTCCTAAAGATATTACTATGGAAGAGATGTCAGATATCCACGTAAAAGCTTGGGCTTCTGGTGTAAAAAGCTTATACTATTGCCGCACTAAAGGCGTAGCCAAGGCAAGTGTAGGGGTAGGTGGTAAGCTGCCTTTGAACAGTGTCCCAGTGCGTAAGACCATTGTTTACGATGAATGTAAAGCATGTGAGGGTTGAATGAGTATTTTTGAAGAGAGTAAGTCGTATCGACCTTTCCAGTATAGCTGGGCAGTCGAAGCAGCACAGAAACACAGTATTGAGATGTATTGGGATATTCATCAAGTAAACCTTCAAGATGATATCCAACAGTATTTTAGCAAAGATGGGTTGGCTACACAGAACGTAAGTCATGCGCAAAACAAGAATATCTTAGATCGGACATTGTGTCTGTTTACTGAGATGGACCGAACTGTTGGTGCTGGTTATACGAAGATGATGTCAAACATTCGGAACAACGAAATTCGTAATATGTTCTTGACGTTTGCATCACGAGAAGTTACACACCAACGAGCTTACGCTTTGTGCGCCGAAACATTTGGTTTCTCTGATCAAGATTGGATTGCTTTCTCTGACTATATTGAGATGGTAGATAAGCTTGATGTAATGACTGCTGATTTTATTCCTGAAGGTGCTTCTGAGGAACTTAAAACTTGTGTTCTGCTTTCTCAAGTTTTGCTCGGTGAAGGTATCGGTTTGTTTGCAGCATTTGCTACACTGTTGAATCTTCCACGACATGGCTTGATGATTGGCTTCAACGATGTAAATGAGTGGAGTTTGAAAGATGAACAGGAGCACGTAATCAACAACATTCGTGCTTTGAAGGAGGGTCGCAAGTCTCTGTCAGAGCTTGAGAATGATGCACTAGATCGGGTCATCCTTGCATTCATTGAAGCTTATAAACAAGCTGAATTTAAGTTCATTGATCTAGTGTTTGAGATGGGGGGTGCTGAAGGACTTACTGCACAGGAAATGAAAGACTATATTTCTTATCTGTGTGAGTTCCGTGAATATCAGTTGGAACTGCGTTCGATGAAGGATGTTGGTAAGAATCCTTTGGAATGGATGGAGTGGGTGCTGTCTGGTTCGAAGCATGGTAACTTTTTTGAGAAAAAGATTACAGAATATTCTCATGGTGGCTTGCCCGGTAAGATTGATTATTCAAAATATCTGCATCTTGCAGCTTGACATAGCTTTGAAAGAAGCCTAAACTGAATCCCATAGGCAGAGATGCTTGTGGGATTTTTCTTTGGAGAAAATAAAATGCGATTAATACAACACCGTACACGAATGTCCTACTGGTCACACAGTAATCTATCCAAATATATTCGTACTAAATTTGGCCTTGATAATCCTAAGTGGAACACACTAGAGGGTTGGGATCAACACAAAGAAGAATGCAAACAGAAAGCACCATTCATCCATTGGTTGACAGATAAAGGTTTCAATAAACTTCAGAACATCTGCTTGTTTATCCCAGATGTAATCTATACAATCCGTGTAGCCGATGTGTGGAAGTATTTCAGAAACCTCTACATATTCCACAAAGCCTTACGTCAATATCGCTCATGGGATTATTCAGGCTTGCTTTTGTTCATGGAAACTGCTACAAATGACATGCACAACTGTCATAAGAATCATGGGCATCTGATGCGTTCTGAAGATACAGCTAAAGAGCTTCTGATTGTGTCTACATTGTTGAAACGTATCCGTGAAGATAAGTACACAGATGAAGTCGAAGGGTATAAGCATACAGAGGGAAAGATGTTTGGTGGAGAGTTTTATCAGAAGCCCAATACGTTGCCGAGTATCAAGACTAAACGATTCTACAAGATGCGTGAGGCTGTAAAACAGAATGATCTTGACTATCTGTGCAAGATTCTTAAACGTAAGTTGTTCACATTTTGGCATTAATTTAAAATAGGAGAAGTATTGTGGAATTTCGTAAATTTAGCAGTTTGGAAAACACCTACCGTCAGAACCTTATTGACAAAACTCAATACGAAGGTAAAGATGGCGGCTTGTGGATAGCTACAGAGAAACTGCACGGAGCTAACTTCAGCTTTTGGTGTGATGGTACAGAAGTAAAGGTTGCATCTCGCTCACAATTTGTAGATGGAACTTTCTATAACTGTCAAGCTGTAATCAATGAATACTCCCAAGGTGTGCTTGAGACTTTCCGTACCTTCTACAATGAAGGAGATATTCTTGTCATTTACGGTGAACTGTTTGGTGGTAATATCCAGAAAGAAGTTGAATACGGGGAGAAAGACTTTAAAGGTTTTGATGTCACTGTTAACGGCACACCGCTTGAGAAGCTTCAAGCTTTCAACATCATTCGGTGGGCTGGTATCTCTACTGTTCCAGTCATCGGAACTGGTACTTTCTCCGAGTGTTTAGCTCTGTCAAACACGTTTGAATCTGTATTGACACCAGAAGGCTATGAAGGGGAGAACAGGTCTGAAGGGTTGGTAATTGAGCCCGTAGAGCCTAATTGGTTTAATAATGGAAGCCGTATCTACTTCAAGAACAAGACGGAAAGTTTTAGTGAACGACAAGCTAAACCAAAACAAGTGTTTGAGCTGTCTGAGGATGAATCAAGTCTGTTGAATGAAATGCTTGAATACAACACTCCACAACGAGTGTCTAATGTAATCAGCAAGATTGGTCAAGTAACAAATAAAGACTTTGGTAAGATTCTTGGACTGACTACACAAGATTTGCTTGAGGAGTACACCAAAGATACTGAAAAAGATCCCAAGCAGATTGCTGAAGACAATTGGAAACAGTTTCTAAAGCTGCTACAATCAGAAGTAGGTAAAGAGGTTCGTAGTCAGTTTGTTGTGGCTTTGGAGGATTGAAAATGAAATCACCACTCGTTGATGTCGCTGCCATCCTAATGTGTGCAGTTCTTGTAGTGATAATTGGTCAATATTATATCCACAAGAAGCAGAATGAAGTTTTTCAAATTCCTGCAAAACTTATGGACGCTCCAGTTAAGCCCAAGGTTGATATGAGTACGTTTCAAAGTGCTGTGAAGAGGACGGAATAAAATGGTTGCACCTAAAACTAATATCCACGGTGTTGGTATTAATGATGCCGACTACCCATGTTCTGGTAAAAATTGGGTGACTCAAGAGGGAAAACACGGCAAGTGTCCTTTCTATCGCAAGTGGTGTCATATGCTAGACCGAGTTTATGACCCAATCCATATATCTAAATTTCCACATTGTAAAGGTAACTCTATTCAGGATGAGTGGTTATATTTCTCTAACTTCAGGAAATGGATGTCCTCACAAGTCTACGAAGGGCTCCACCTAGATAAAGATATTCTTGTCCAAGGAAATAAACACTACTCAGAAAGTACCTGTGCGCTAATCCCAAACTACTTAAATTTGTTATTTGTGGATGGGTTCGCCAATAGGGGATCTTATCCTCTAGGGGTTTGGAAGGGTACACCTAAAAATGAAAGGTCTCCGGACAGGTTCGTTGCGCAGTGTGGTACAGGGCATAACAAAGGTAGAATTTACTTAGGGAGTTATAAATCTCCGATGGAGGCTCACTCTAAATGGCAAGAACAGAAAATAGTTCAGATTGAATACTCTATACTTAGATTCAGAAAAGAGTCTTGTTATCGTAAAGATATAGAAACATCCTTAGACATGAGGATAAACCAACTAAAATTTGAAAGCGCTGTTGGCATAGAAACTACCTTTCTTTAGGCCAAAATAAAGCCCGAGGACGTGAGTCTCTCGGGCTTAAACATTTCTGAGATAGGTTGATGGCACAACCTTTATAGTGCTCTAAAGAACATCTTATTTTTGTTCTGGTGTATTCTGATAAATAATAGCGTTGCTTTGGTTGTTGTTAATAATTTTATTATTTTTCTTATCTTCTTGTTCCATCTTCAAAACCTTCTGCTTTAAGATGGACAACTCACCACTCGTACTGACTTGGTAATTATCTTGTATCTCTGCCACTCTATTAATTTTACCTTCAAGGTAGGCTATATTATTAGACCTAACTTTACTCACTTCTTGTTTGAATTGCTCAAGTTGTAAACCAAAATTACTAGTTTCACTATTAGACTTATTGCTACTAAATACAATACTGACCATCAGTATTAAAAGAAATAAGGTCATCAGATGAACGAATCTTTCTATAATCACCCAGACCATAATTCACCCTACCTTCCAGATTTAGCTTTATCAAAATAGAACTGAAACTGACGTAGGATGTCTTGTTGGTTAGAGTCAATCCTTTGTGCTAGGCTACTAAAGCCTGCATCCATTCTTCCGTTCACTCTGACTTCCATTTCCCTGATGTCATCTTTTCCAGCTTTGTTCATTTGCAAGAGAATGATTTTATCATTGGCTTCTTTAACATCTTTAGACAAGCCTTGGTAGGAGAGAAACATAACTGTTACACAAAGACCAAGCAAAGCAATACAAGTTCTTTCTATGAGTAGGGTGACTCTGGTGTTAGCATCATTTGGGTTGGACATTATGTAGAGCCTCTTGCGCCTTTTTATTACTCTTGATTTTTTCCATTTGCTTCTGCCAGATGGAGATGCACGCTGTGTTCTTACTGTAAGCCACTGCCAAATCCATTACACTTTCACCGGAGGGCACTGCTTTGCACGGAGTTACCAGAAGGCTGTCCGGTGGTCCCACATAAACTGTCACTGGGGCTTGCAATACAGTAGGCTTGGTTGAGCAAGAGACGCAAATCAAGAGAAAGCAACTCAGGACCATAAATTGTAAAGTTTTTAGCATTTTTAAGTGTCTCAGTTTCGGAAGGGGTTATTGCAATTCCTTTCTTAAGGTTAGTAATCTTAACAACCAAATCGTCAATCTTTTCTCTGACTTCTTCTTTCTCTACCATGAACTCAACAGTTGAAGCGTCGTCAGTCTTGCACGACAAATACTTCAAGTTAAGGGCTTTTTGATACCCTGCAACAGCTTCAGTTGCTTCCTTGAGTGCTTCCACAGCTACTACTTTATCGTCGTGTAGAGATAGAGAAAGCCAGCCTAAAGCTGCTGTACTTGCAGACAGTCCAAGGATAACGTAGAACATCCAGCTATTGAACATCCTCTTCATCCTCTTTCTGTTGTTTGATAAAGCGACCTAAAGCACCAAGACTAGCAACACCACCCATAACCAGAACAATGTAGAAAGGGCTCATATAAACAAGCCCCATTCCAAATGCTAGTGATAGGCCGTAGGCTAATGCAATTAGCACATTAGCAAAGAGACTCAAGGCAGAGTAAGAACGAAGTTGTTTCTTCCAATCACTTATTACTTTGTTTTTTAACTTCATTTTCATACTCTTTCTGGAAGGCTTCAAAGTCTTTCTGTTTATCGTAAGACAACTCACCTAAGCAATATGGCATAGTGTTAGCACGTCTTGTCACAAGTCCTTTAAGCTTTTTACCCTTTGCATAAACCCAACGTACCAATTGCTCACAGGCTTGTTTATGCTTACCTTGATTAACAAGAAAAAGAAGAGTGCTAGACTTGACGTTGCCAATACCATTGTTGAAAGTGAAGTCTGTCAAAGCTTCACGCTCCCATTCAGAAGCGTAAGGCACCTTAACAACACTGTCTAATTCTGCACGATGCTTCTTGTAATCTTGTGCAAAGATAGTCATACACTCTTCTTCGGTGTACTTATCTTTAACAACATCTTTCTTGGTCGCTAAGTGGCCTACACAATATGTTGTCAAACCAACCGGGTCGGGGTAAGGGGAAAGTACTAAACCTTCTGCTGGTAAGGTAAGGTCAAAACCAACAAAAGCAGCCGGAGCTGATAATCCCGCAGCAACGAAGGCTATAATCAATTTCTTTCTAAGTGCTGCGTTCATATATTACCTTTAAATATTACCAGTCAGGGGGTAGCTTACAGTAGACAATTTGACCGTTTCCATACATATAAGACGAGCCAACCGCCCCACCAACACTACCACCCCGTGCACGGAGTTTAGGAAACATGGTTCTGGAGAATGGAAACAACGTTTTCTGACCTATACGGTTTTGATGGTCATCACTGACTTCATTACCTAAGTTCATGGAAGTAGCCGGACCAGCCAGACCAGCCCACGAAACATCGTCAGATGAGTAGGAAAGACACATCCCTTCAGAGAAGTCATTAGGAAATAGTACATCCGTATTGTTGCCGTACGCTGTACCTGATGGAATCTCTACTCGAATATTAAATGATGGTAGATCGCGGAGTTTTTGCATCCGCTCGAAATAAAGTCCACGAGGGTCGTCAATATAACGGCTGTCTGTATTGACCACAAGTGCCGGCCTGCAAGTAAGATACATGGACCACTGGGATTCACTATGAAACTCGATACGTGTTCCTGCTGTCAACATCGTAGCTTTGTCAACATCGGGTACGCGGTGTGTGAAGCGGGAAAGACCTGATGCGATACGCACGTAGAAAGTGCTAATTGCGTACCAGCATTCACCAGCCGGGACCACTTCAAAGAACGAAGCCCCATCAAGGTTTTTAGCTTTTAGTACATAAGCCTTAGGATCAAGCAATGCTGCCTTGTGCTGCCAATACGTTTTTTCATAGTCCATTAATCAATTCTCTTCTGGATAGGGAAACATTGCTCTGATAGCTTCTTTTACTTCAAGAGACTTTGCGTATAGTGCTTTTACTTCTGCTGATGCTGGAGTTGATCCACCAGCAATTAGGCTAGCTGCCTCCGCCAAATATCGATCGCTACCATGCACTGGATCTGCAAAAGCAATCAGGCGAAGTGTGTCTGTACTAGGTTCTTGTGGTTTTATTTCTGGTTGATTTTCTGAATAAAATTCGTCAACCTCACACCACGACTCATCATCAGCCCCACGAAAGCTAGACATATCTTTCTTAATTGCAAATCCCATTTTATTCCTCCCAACCCATTGACAAGATAGTTGCAGCGCCTGCTGTCCCCACTGCGTAATAAACACCGAGGTTATATGGATCTGGGGCGTCAAATTGTGCTCTGATTGTTGTTGTTCCGTTAGAGTTAGCTTGGGCTAAGATACCACTTGCAGCGCCAGTTGGGCCGCGCATTACTGAAGTAAATCCTGTAGTACCACCACCATGAGAAACACCAAGCCTTGCGGTTTTAGCACTTGGTGGTGCGAAGTTCTGAAGACTAACTGCTGTTGTAGATGTCGAAGTACCTGACGCCAACACTAAAAGGAAATCGTTTGGAATGTCTGTTGCAGCAGTAGGTGTGAGGAATGTTCTAGCCCCCAGTCTAAGCATTGGCCAGATTCTGGTATTAGTTGTACCAACACGAACACTACCTATAAATGCAGAGTAGGTATAGCCAGACGGCAGTGTTGGTGCGGTATAGCTCAAGCTCGCCAATCCAGCGACAGTAGAGGTAGTAGGATTATAGATAATATAAGTGGCATACCAAGTGTTAGCAGTCATACTGCCAGTGTCTAGTCCATTCACACCATTTGTTGCCAAATTAAGGGATGCAATTGACACGGAGTTTAAGACCTTCTGGTGTGCGGTTGAATCCTTTACGCAAATTGAATCAGCAGTAATAACAGCAACAGCGTTAGTACCCACGGCAGTCATTTTTAAGTTTAATGCCGTGCCTGAAACTCCCGCAACTACAGCATCAGCAACCCCGAGGTTAGTCCTTGCTGTGGCAGCGCTGGCCAAATCACTCAGATTATTAGCTCGTTGGGTATAACGAGCATCTCCAGTAATAGTGGTGAGGGCTGTGCTATTATCAGCAAAAGCTACCTTCCAGTAAGTATCCGAAACGTCTGTAGTAGGATTCTGACCAATACTATCCGCAACAGCCACATAGATAACACCGTCACTACCTTGCACATATGAACGAACACCAGATGTGGTAAAATAGTAGTTAGATGCAGCATCCCACTCACTAATACCCTTCTGAAACAAGTGCAGGATTGCGTTATCCTGACGATTTTGCAGGTAGTTTTCCCATTGGAATGGTGGTACTTCTGCTGTCCAGCCAGTCTGAATCTTTACATTACTAGGTGCTACAATTGCACCACCAGAGGACCACTGATAAGAGAAGTCTGGTTTAGCGATTTCATTTGCCATTTATTTTCATTTCCTTTTAGATGAGCTGAGCATACTGCCCACCCAATGATAAATCACTTAAATCTCCGTAGCCTCTGGCATTAGGAGCACCCTGAAAACCAAAATAATCTTCAGCAATAAATTGTCCGAAATTAACCTTAACTCCAATTGGCTTAGGAACAAACCTTGAAGGATACCCTGATGAATAGGATACATAAGTTAAAAGAACCTTTTCAAAAGAAGTAAGTTCCTTACCCAATAATATCGTAAACTCAGCATTACCCTCTGCCACAACAACACTGATATCTACACCAAAAACAAACTTCATAAAATCCATAAACTGATTTGGTGTTGCGTTTGTACTATTTTTAATAATTTTAGCTTTTATGAACAGGCGGTATTGTTCATCTGTAAGCAGCGTATTACCTGCAAGAGGGTTGCGAATATCGTAGTAGGGACCACCTAAAGACGCATTATTCAAATCACCATATGATTGAGCATCTGGATATCCTTGGAAAGCAAAGAATGTAAGCAAGGCTGTATCAATAAGCTCTCTTGGTTGACCAACAATCTCTCCAACTATATCCAGTTGAGCACCTACAGCCGTGTCAATAGAACGTTCT